ATTAATTAAAAGCTTTGAAGGTTTCCGAACCTTTCCGTATTTGTGCAGTGCGGGACTTCATACCATTGGCTATGGTCATGTGCTGTACCCAGACCAAGCGCGTCTCAAAACGCCTGAGAGAGCGTTATACGGCATAAAGGATGAGCACAACAGGACTTTTGAGTATGACGAAATTGATTCGCTGCTTGAAAAGGATTTGGAGAGATTTGAGGCTGGGGTTTTACGACTATGTCCTGCTGCTGCTGATAGCCAGTCTCAGTTTGACGCAACTGTCAGCTTTAGTTTCAACGTGGGACTAGGCAACCTTCAGTCATCAACCCTTCGGATGAAGTACAATCGCGGCGAGATTGAGGCAGCAGCAGATGAGTTCCTCAAGTGGAACAAGTGTGGCGGGAAAATCCTTGCTGGACTAACCCGCCGACGAGCTGCTGAGAGGGCTTTATTCTTGTCGTAAAAAAAGCCCCAGTGAAGGGGCTTGCTTGTAGCTTTTTTGCTGGACAAATAAGGGATAAAACCAGCAGCACAAGGCCAAGGACTAGATTCCCTCTACATCATCTCCGAAATTCTTTTCCTTCTCAATCCTCCTTCTAATTGCCGACATTGGCTCTGCGTTCTGAGCGTGTACTCCGCGTGGGATTTGTTTGATCTGCCCGCCTTTCGCCAGGTACTGCTTGATCTGTTCTTCCAGCTTCTCGCGCTCGATGTTCGTCTGCTCATGGGCGCGTTCCAGATTGTAGTAATACTGGTCTGTTCTCATCGCCCTGTACTCCCGAATCCCCCCTCACCGCGCCCTGTGTTAGAAAGGGCGTCAACTTCGACGAGATCAAAGGCAGGCGCTGGAATCACTACAAGCTGGGCTACCCTGTCCCTTGCGCGGATGTAATGCCCGCCATTGCCTGCAACATAGGTCATAGAGAGTTTTATCTCGCCTCTATAGTCTGAGTCGATTACACCCACGGAGTTTGTCAATCCCACGCCTGCTTTACTTAAACCTGACCGGATGAAAACAAGGCCCACATATCCCTCTGGTATCTCGACCGCAATACCCGTACCTACCAGCACTGATGCCCCGCTAGATACTAGCGCGTCTTCCTCTGAGTGCAGATCAAGTCCCGCAGAACCCGCTGTCCCGCGTGTCGGCGTGATCGCCGTTGTTGTCAGTTTCGTAAATCTCATTATCGCCCCCGGTAGAAAATATGGTTGTCGATTCTAATCGTTCGTTGAAGCTCTGTCGCCCACCAAGGGTGTACTCTCGTCGCATGGTAGTGTGTTGCCCCACCAGTGGGGTCTCGCAAAAAGTTGCCCGCTGTCAGCATCGTGACCAGCAAAGCTTTGGCGTATGCCCAATCATCGTGGATGTCCTCGCGCAGCCCGTCACACATATACGAAAACTGGCACTGGTGCCGTCGATGTTCGTCCTGGGTGACTACCTCACAGGCCGTATCCGGGTAGCCCGGTGCTGCTGTCCTATGGTAGATCACCCAAGCGACTGCTGCCTGGCCTTCTATAGGCTCGCCACGGGCTTCAAAATAGATCGCTGACGCTACGCAGAACAGGGCGGAGATCATGTTGGCTCCTGCGCCGTGGCTCGCTCCTTTAGCATAGCATCTGCTATCCGGTAGGCTCGCAGCGCGAATTCTGTGTATTCTCCTTGCAAGTTGCTGTCAGACAGCATCCCTTGCAGTGCTTTCGCCGCAAAGTAGTCTCTTAAGGTCAGTTCATCTTTCATTTGGTAGCCCTCAGTCGCCGCCATAGGCGGGCAATTTCTTTTCGTTGTTGTTGTTGGTCTTGCGTGTATTGGAGCGCGGCGTACTTCTCTTTTATGGCGTACTTCAGGAATTCTTTCATAAACTATCCTCACTCCCCTGATAAAATCCTGAATGCTGTTGCCGCCACTGCTGGAACCTGTCCGTTGCCAATGGCTTTAAGTCTGTCCACCCTAGCGGCCACCCCATCAGCCACTCGACCCACAGGGGATTCAATGCCCCAGATATGTCCGACACGCTCTGCGAAAGCATGATCTGTTTCCCCTTCTCTTGCCTCCGCTGGATCGCTCCCGAACCAAGATTGCCCCTGTCCCTGTTGTCGCTGGCTTGTGGTGTCGGCCAGTTTTTTGCTGGCATCCCCATGTATGCTTCTGCTGACAGTGTAGGAGTATTTCGCAGAAACTCTGCCGGATAAGCTGCTTCTTTTGAATTGTGCGCCGTAGGAGTGGCCCAAAAGCCAGAACCTGTCCCGTTGATGGGGCGCTCCGCAGTCGGATGCTGAAACAATACACCACTCACAGTCATACCCCATCTCGGCAAGGTCACCAATGACCATTGCAGCGCCTCGTCCCACAAGCATTGGTGAGTTCTCCACGAATGCGAATCTAGGTCGTACTTCATCGATAATTCGTGCCATGTGCTTCCACATACCTGATCGACTGCCTTCAATTCCTGCGCCTCGCCCAGCACTGGATATGTCTTGGCATGGAAACCCGCCCGAAACAACGTCAACAAGTCCTCTCCACGGTCTGCCGTCAAAGGTCTGAACGTCATCCCAAATCGGGAAAGGCGGGAGAATGCCGTCATTCTGTCTGGCGGCAAGTACGCAAGCTGGGTAGGGTTCCCATTCGACGGCACAAACTGTTCGCCATCCGAGCAGCCCCCCCCCAAGTATTCCTCCACCGGCTCCGGCAAACAAAGCGAGTTCATTAAAGCCTGACTGATTAGCCAACTCATTCATCGCACCCTCTGTAAATCATACTCACGCACCCAAGCTGCAAGTTTGTGGCGAACGTGTTCGCGACTGTAGCCGAAGAACACCAACCCCTCGGTATCGAGGCGGAACCAATTACTCTTAATCTGTCGGATTATCATCGTCTTCATCCTCATCTGTGGGGTTGCAATCCGGGCATCCGGGGTGATCTGGGTCACGACAGTCTGGGTGCCTTCTCAGGTCTTGCTGATACCAGCTTTGTCGCCGCGTTGGGCGCTCGTCGTCGTCATAGTCAAACATACTGCACCGCCCCGCACTGCGGCAAATAACGATGCGGCCTACCCAGCTTTTGCTCCGACTCGCGAATGGCCTTCGCAAGATTCCTGCGCGAATTGTTTATGTGCTGCATCACAAAACCTTTCCACCCGGCGCTCTGCTTTGCTTGTTTCCACTCCGCATAACTTTGGGTCCAGTATTGCAGGCCGGTTGTCTTTAACTCTCTGTCGATATTCATAGGATCACCAGAGCGCCGATGATGAAGGCGCAGAGAAGGGTCAGGGTCATAGCTGTGCGCTCGCTCATTTGCTTGCACCTTCTGCCAGCATCAAAATGTATGCCGACACGGTCAGGCCCAGCTTGCGGGCCTCTTTCATGATGGCGGAGTGCTGATCCGCTGTGACGCGGATGTTTATATTCTTGTCTTTCATGCTGCCTCTACCTTAACAAAATTGGTGAGCTTGACCGCGCCGATCTGCTGGCTCGCGAAGAAGCCAACATTGTACTGCTGGCGCTTTGCGCCCGTTCTACTGGCATAACCACAAGCGCCATTGCCACCGATATCAATTACCTCTACCACTCTGAGGCGCTTGTCTGATATTTGTTCTGCTTTCGCTGTGATCAGCTCTGAGCGCCATCCGGCTGGGGTTTTTACGCTTGATGTGTATTTGATAATCATGTTCTGTCTCCTTGGTTGGTGGCCGTCCGTGGCCGTGGTTGGTTGTATTAGCCTTCAATCAGCTCAGCTTCGATCATCGCTACTTCGTGATCAAAAGAGCCGAAGTACCCGCCTGTTCCGCAAGTCCAGCGAGCCGCATCAATTTGACCTGCAATTTGTGTTTCTCGGACAACTTCAGAAGCCTGAGCCTCTGTAAAATAATCTGCCTCAACTGGGCCGTTGTGCTGAAACCATTCGCCGCCAAGAGATTTAGCAATTACAGCAAAAACGCCATTTGCTATTTCATCTGCAAAAACTGTAACCCTATTGATTCTGATGCTCATGTTGCTTTCCCTTTTGTCTCCGCTGAATTGCGGCCATGTGCGTACAATAACCAATCCCCGCCCTTATGTATACACATTTTATACAAATAGTTTCTATTGATTGCGGGCGGGGTGGTTTATTTTCTCTATTATCTGCCGCTGGGCATCCTGGCAGCCCTTTGCAACCAGCCATGTGTCGCCAATGCTCTGGAGGTAGTCGCGCCAGTCCTTCTGCTCTGCTGACAGGCTGCCGCCCTTTTGCCGCTTCATCTCGATCCAACAGTGCCATGCCGGGATATAAAGGTCAGGCACTCCTGCGCTGACGCCCTCCAGCTTCAGCCTCCCTCCTTCGCGCTGGGAGCGCGATCCGCCGTTGGGGATGGCAAAGATACGCACTCCCTCATACTGGCGGCGGAACCATGCCACCAGCTCGCGCTGCTCCTCATGCTCAGTCGGCACCCGGCCCGCTACATCAGCGCACTTCAAAACGGTATTCTTAACTCTTGCCACTCGGCGCATTGGTCAATCTCCTGTGCGAATTGTTCGGGAACGATCTGGTCGAACTTGATGCACCGTCCACTTTTTATAAAGAAGCTTTCGCAAGTGTGGCAGCACTTTGGCGGTCGCCGGTTGTACCACTCACTAATGAACGCCGGGGTCTTGTACATATCAAACCTCAAAATACTCGTTTGGTGACCCGAAAATACTTCCCATCTTTTTTGTACTCAATCATCTGGGGAAGCCTGCCTGCTGACAGCCGTGAAGCGATCTCGGCCAGGTTATCCGACCGGACAGCATCCAGAGCATTACACTGTGCGGCTATTGATGCCAGCGTTTGCATTGCTCGCTGGCCTGCATAACCATCGTGCAGGATGGTAAAGAACTCGGTGATGAGAGGATCGGACAGCGCCCCGTAATAGTCCACCGCGATCATCTGCTTGCCGCTTACCCTGCTGGTGTGCTCTCGCCATCTCCAGTCTGTGACGGCCATCTCAATAGCGTCCATGCCCATTATGTCAACGTCACGCAGCACCAGCGGCTTTTTAAAAGGCTCTGGAAACGCCTCTCCGCAGGCTGGGCAAACGGTGGCAGATATGTACACCAACTCCCCGCAGCTCTCGCACACCTTTACAGGTGCTTCGCCTTTTCCTTCCATGCCCTTCTTGCTCGGTGGCCTGACGCGAGTTATGGGGCCGTGTTCCTCTACCACTCCCGCAAAGTCCAACACCAGGCAATGATCGGTGTGCGACTTTGGCCGCAGCCCTCGGCCCGCCATCTGCACATATAAGCCTGGCGATGCAGTGGCGCGTAGCATGGCAATCAGGTCAATGTCCGGGTGGTCGAACCCGGTGGTCAGTACATTGGCATTGGTGACGGCACGAAGCCTGCCCGCCTTGAAGTCTTTCAGAATCGCCTCACGCTCTTTCTTGGGTGTCTTGCCGGTCACGCACTGCGCTGCAATGCCGCGATCACGCAGGACCGCCGCCACGTTCTCGGCGTGTTTCACCCCGGCGCAAAAGAACAGCCATGACTTGCGATCCTCGGCAAAGCCTATGACCTCATCCACCACTGCGCGGTTATGATCCTCGGTGTCAAATGCCTCTTGCATCTCTGACTCGATGTACTCTCCTCCTCGCTTGTGCAGTCCGTCAACGGACAGCTTTTCGCGTGTCACCTTAGAGCGCAGCGGGGCCAGATACCCCTTGTGCAGCAGCTCTTCAATGCTGACAGGCTCGATCAGGGCATCAAATATGGCGGGCTTGTCGGTAATCATGCCATGCCCAAGACGGTACGGCGTGGCGGTCAAGCCGATCACGCGCAGCATTGGATTGATTGTTGTCAGAGCGTCAATCAGCATCCTGTAACCACCTGTTTCTGCGATGCCGATTAGGTGGCACTCGTCTACGATAATGAGGTCAACGTAGCCAATCTGATCGGCTTTGTTTCGCACCGACTGGATGCCTGCGAAGGTGATCGGCTCGGCAAGGTTGCGGCTGTTCAGGCTGGCCGAATAGATGCCCATTGGCGCACCCTTCCAATGCTGGCGCATCTTTTCCGCGTTTTGGCTGATTAGCTCTTTCACATGAGTCAGCATCAGGACGCGGGTCTCGGGCCAGTTCTGCAAAGCGTCCTTGCACAGTGCCGCCACAATGTGGCTCTTGCCCGATCCGGTTGGCAGCACCAGGCATGGGTTGCCATTGCCGTTTTCGCCAAACCATTCATAGAGCTGGGTGATGGCGCGTTGTTGGTATTCACGGAGCATTATCATCATCTCCTCCGTTATCAAACCAAGAGCAGCCAGCGCCTTTGATTATGCTTGTGTGCAAAAAAGTGATGCCTTTATGCTGTGAAAAAGCCAATATAAAATCATCGCACCCGCCTTCACACGTAAACTTTATGGAAAAAGAATCGCGCCTGGCGCTTGCATTGTCTGTTTCTGCATCATTTGAAAATGAAACATTGTGACCGCGAACGGTAACGGACGTTCCTTTTTTATCATCTTCGCAATAACGAGTGACTGATTTAACGACCAAATGATGCGTATAGGATTCCCCACATGACGGGCATATCACCTCGCCACCTTCACCAGTTTGATCGCTTTGTAATATTGGAAATATCATCCACTTATCCTCGCCCCAAATTGTTCACGCAGTGCAATCACGTTTTTGTCGTTGCTCAGTGCCAGTGGCAGGTTCGCCAGCAATTCTGCGCTGCTGTATCCGTCCTCGCCGTTTATAACTTCCTGACCTTCGACCTCATAGGCTGCCGACCAATCACCGAATCCGCCAGAAAGTTTCCAAGGCACAAGATCAGGATGCAGCACATGGCTATCGCACCCGGCATACTGCGCCTCGGTCGGTATCGTGTCGCCCCATCGAGCACAGTGCCATGTGCCATCATCCTTTGGCGTGGCATGGGCGCAGGTACGGCAGTTGACCTGCTCGGTCTTTTGTGTCTTGTGGCAGAAGCCATGCGCGGGGCAGAATTTGCAGATGTACCAGGCTGGCGATGCGCCGGTAATCGGCTCTGGCATACGCTCAGTCAACGCAATGCGCTGGCCGCGATCAACGTATGCCTTTGCTGATTCTTCGCACAGCTTCACGCGCTCGGTATAGATGCGGTCATCATCTTTGCAGACAGCGTAATACAAGGCGCGGTCCACCTTTGCGCCCAGCATATACACCTGCATCTGCGCCCAGTGGACCGGCTTGGCAAGCTGCACCCCGCTTTTTTCCAGCTCATTAAATGACTTCAGGCTGTGGGTTTTGATCTCCAAAATGTGCGGCTTTTTCGGTGCTTCTGGCACACCCGACTCGATGATTCCGTCCATGCTGCCAGAAACGTGACAGCCAAAATCAACCTGGCTTTGCTCCTGCCCGGTGTGCGTAACGTGGCACCCGGCAGAGCGCAGGTCAGATACTGCGGTGGCCTCCTCCATCTGGCCGCGCCGGAACAGGCGCAGGATGCGACCGGGGAACGGCTCGATGACCGCCCAACGAAAGGACAGCCACATCTTGCGCTCGCACTGCTCGCCAAGCTGTGAGCAGCCCATGTGCGGCCTTGGGCGCTCGGCGCGGGCTTCGTGTGCAGCATCTATGCTGGCGGAAAGGGTGTTCATTGCTTCTGGGATTGCGCTCATAAAATTACAGGGACGGTTTCCCGCCCCTGCCCTGCTGTTATTATTTGCGGCCCCAGGGTGGGGAGACTGGTGGCGTTGCTGCCGCGCTTGCAGCGGCTGCCGGTGCAGCAGGCTTGGGCATTGCGCCGCCTTCGATGGCTTTCCAGCCCTTGATCTCATTCGACGGCTCGTACCCTTCGGAGGTCTTTGTCGTGAGCTTGATCGAGCAATGGTTGCCGATAAGCTGATCGGTGTCGGAGACCTTCGCCAGACCAATCGAGCGCATTACATCACCAAGCTGCTGCCGACCGATCTCCTCGGCCTTGGGGTTTGGATTGCGGATGTTGAGGTTGCCGAACACCACTCGCCCCTGATGCGTGGGGCCGGTAATGTCGTAGCGCACCTTGATATACTGCCCGGTTCCGGCCTTGGTGGTCTCAAGGCTTGCTGCTGCGATGCTCGCCGTGTACCAGCCATCGGGCAGTGGGGTGTAGTCGCCTGTGTTGCCTTTTGGCAGGTCGTCGGTGCTGAAAGTCTCGTTTAAAAAGGCCATGTTTATTTCTCCTGATGTTCAATTGAAAAGGACGGACGTCCGGGTGTTGTTGTAATTGCTTCAAGCAATGCGGTGGTGATGCTCTCGTCAGCAGCCTTCCAGCTTCTGACATTTATCTCAGGCTTCCAACGGAAAAGGCTCGACAGGTGATCTGTCAGGCCGTTCTCAGCGGCGATCTCTTGCAGCTTGTCGCTGTCGATCTTGTGGTTCAGGCGGCCCACCAGTTTGATCTTGAAGCCTGGCGCAGCGGCGTTCTCGGTGCCTTCAAATGCTTCTGGCAGGCCGATCAAGGACAGCATTCTGTCCTCAATCAGTCGGCGCTCCTCCTGAGCTGCTTTCTCGGCGTCCTTGGCCGCTATCCATTGCGCTGACAAGTCGGACAGGCTCATATTGCACCGCCGATCTTGTTAATGACTGCTCCAATGTCTGGGGCTTCCCATGCGTCCAGCTTGCCGCTGCGATCCTTGGCAAGCCACAGTCCGTCTGAGTCACACATCAGGGCGCGTTGAGCGACTCCTTCGGCGTCCTTTTCTACGCGCAGGGCCAGCACCTCGTCAAAGAAGTAGGGCAGGGATTGCCCAACCTTGTTACCCGGCATTGATGGCGAGTAAAGGATGCGCCCTGTTTCGTCTTGCGACTTCTCGACCTTCGCGGTCATCAGAACGTGCTTGCCGGGCAGATCACGGAATGCGCGGATAATGCTTGTCATCTGAACTGCCATTTCGCCATAAGCCGCCCGCCCATCTTTGTTGACTGCCTTCTCATGGATCAGGACCACCTCGGCAATCTCGCTGATGCTGTCCAGCACAATCGAATCAAAGTCTGCGCCGTGCTCGCCACTGACATAATCAAACGCCTCGCGCAGAGTCTCCATGCTGCTGACCTCGATGTACGGCAGCGCAGCACCCTGAATTGATAGCAGCCCGCCCTCGGCTGATATGATGATCGGGCGCGGCATACTTGCCGCCAGGGTGGTTTTACCTGCACCGGCATGACCGTACACCAGCAATTTGACACCGTTGGCGGTCACTCCCGCCGTGTTTTTCAACTGTATTGCCATCTTCAAATCCTTTTTCTCGTTGCATCGCGTTCGGCCAATCCGGTTGCGATGTGCTATACAATATAATCAATTTATATTAGTATGTAAACACACTTTTGAAGGAGTTTCTAAATATGAATGAAATCATGCAGTTAGACGAAATCAAGCAAAAGCTGGCAGATCGCCGCCTTGCGGTCGTTGCAGATGGGGCGCGGCTTCACTACAACACGCTGCGGGCAATCCGGGACGGCGAGAAGACCAACCCCACGCTGGAGACCATGCGCCGCCTGACCCTGTACTTTAAAGGGGCAGCAGAATAATGGCAGACCTTACCAAGATACTCGGCGGCCCGTGGTCGCCCCCGGCAGCGCAGACAATAATAGTCACGCCACCTGAAATACAAATGCGGGAGGCCATGATTGCGGCAGGGCTTGAGGCTCCCGATCACATTGTGTTCGACGGCAAAATTCACCGCTTCCGGACAGGCACGAAGGGCCGAGGCGGGCAGGACAAAAGCGGCTTCTATGTCGGCTTCCTCGATGGCGTCCCTGCCGGTCACTTCGGCTGCTGGCGGCTTGGGCTGGAGCATCCTTTCAAGGCCGATATTGGCCGCCAGCTCACGGTGGCCGAGGAGATGGCAAACAGCCGCCGCATGGCCGAGGCCCGCAGGATGCGCGACGAGGAGCTGGCGCGATCAAGAGAGGTGGCGGCGGACACGGTGAGCGAGATATGGGTCAATGCCGGAGCAGCCAGTGCCGATCACCCGTATCTGGCCCGCAAGGGCGTACACCCGCACGGGGCAAGAGTGACTGGCGATGGCCGCCTGATCGTGCCGCTGTACGATGATGCGGGCGAGCTATCTTCCCTGCAATATATCAGCGCAGACGGCGACAAGAAGTACCACCCCGGTGGGCAGACCGGCGCAAGGTATTGGAGCGTTGGCGTGGTCGATGGCGCGAAGACCGTCTATCTGGCCGAAGGCTTCGCGACCGCAGCGACCATCCACGAAGTGACGGGCGCTCCCGTCTTCATCTCCTACAGCGCAAGCAACCTTGTGCCTGTGGCAGAGATCATCAGACGCCAGCACGATGATCTGGTCATCGTGGCCGACAATGACGAGTCAGGCGTTGGCATGAGATACGCCGAGCAAGCCGCGGCGAAGTACGGTGCAAGGGTCATCATGCCGCCCCTGCCTGGGGACGCGAACGACTACGCTCAAGCGGGGCATGACCTGATCGGCCTGCTACTACCAAAGGCGGATGGCTGGCTTATCCCTGCCGATTCCTTCTGCGCCCAGCCTGCCCCGATAGGCTGGCTGGTCAAGCACTGGCTCCAGCAAGACGCGCTAATCATGGTCCACGGCCCGTCCGGGGGCGGCAAGACGTTCGTGGTGCTGGATATGTGCCTTCGCATTGCCTCTGCCAATGCCGACAACACAACAACTTGGCAAGGCAATCGGGTCAAGGCAGGATCAGTGGTCTACCTTGCCGGGGAAGGACACCACGGCCTGCGCGGGCGCATCGCGGCGTGGAAGCAGTACCACGCCAATGCCAACACTTCCGGCAGCCTGAATATGCACCTCTCACGCGATGGCTGCGACCTGAATACCCCGGCTGGCTACCAGCGAGTACGGGACGCGATACGGGGCGGGGGCATAACGCCAAGCATCATCATCGTGGACACCCTGCACCGCTTCCTCTCCGGCGACGAGAATTCCGCACAAGACGCTAAGACCATGCTGGACGCCTGCAACGCTTTGATGCAGGAGTTCTCCTGCTCCGTCCTGCTGGTGCATCACACCGGTGTTTCAGAAGAGGCCCAGCACCGGGCAAGGGGTTCATCAGCATGGCGTGGCGCTCTGGATATCGAGATCAGCATAGTGCCACCAAAGGCCGAGGATGCCCCCATCGAGATCGTGCAGCGCAAGAGCAAGGACGCTGAGACAGCCATGCCTCTCTATGTCCACCTAAAGTCAGTGCCGATCACCGGCTGGCTCGATGAGGATGGCGAGCAGGTAACGTCCGCCGTGATCGTGGCCGCAGATGCTCCCGCCAAGACGGAAAAGCAGGACAAGCTCTCAAAGCACAAAAAGCTGTTTGAGTCTGCCTGGTGGCATGGCGGGGCAGAGGAGCGTGATGGGGTGCCGTATGTGTCACGATCCGCTTTTATCGAATATCTTGTCGCCAATCAGGGGCTGACAGAAGGCACGGCCAAGATGTACACCAAGCCATCGGCGATCGGAAAACCTGTCAGCGATCTGCTGATCGGCGAGATTATTGCATCGCATGAGCATGGCTGGATCATGCTCGACGAGGTAGAAGCAAGCGCCATGATGATGAGAAAAACAGGGTAAAGCACTGTATATTCATTCAGGTAACTAGGTAACTTTTACGAGGTAACTCAGTTACCCAAAGGGGGGCAAAACAGCCGAAATTGGGTAACTTTAGGTAACTCTCTCTTTAGGGAGAGTTACCAGTTACCCTCGAGGATGCGCGAGATTTTCATGCGGCTAGCGCAGTGGTAGCTCGCATCACGCTTGGCAAGATTATTGGGGCTTTTTTGCCTTTAAGATTAAGGGCGGGTATGATGCAAACACTGCCCCTATGGGGAAAACATTTTGGCCGGAGG